TGCCCTACGGATGTCTCCGTAGGGTTTTTCGTACCCGTAAGATTGACGTAGACCGCATTTCTTTTGTCTCTATTGCATTTTCCCCCTTAAAGAGATGAACTGTATTAGAAAGCATTAAAATGCCGTAGCAAGCCTTAAAATGGCTTATTATTTTGCCCTATATTGAACGTTCGTTTCAGCCGATACTATTCGACTCTTATATTACTTAAATTCAAATACGAGCTTTTCTAAACCTAATAACAAGGTATTCAAACTAGCAAGAGTTGTGTTTCTCATATTATTAAACTACATTTGGACTTGAAAGTAATAATTAAAACATATTTATTATGCCAACTTTTAATAATAATGATTCTCTCGATTTAAGTACTACCAAAATAGATGATATATCTACTGTTGGTGGTGCAGGTCAAGGTGCTGGCTCTGGTAATAACGGTAATACTACCGGACAGGGACAACAAGGTGCTGGACAACAAGGTCAACAAGGTCAACAAGGTAATGGTAATGGTAATGGTAATGGTAATCCTGATACTGATACTAATATTGATACTGATAACGGTAATGGTAATACTGGAAATCAAGGTCAGCAAGGTCAGCAAGGTCAAGGGGATAATCAGCAACAAACCTCTTCTATGGGGGAAGTTCAGTTATCAGAAGGTGACACCGTTAATGTAGACGGTGTGGATTATACTATTGATGCCGAAGGTAATGCTATTGCTGCTGACGGAACTGTATTCCGTACCGCTACTGAACTTGCTGAACTTATCGCTCAAAATGGTTCTGAACCAAGTGTTCTTAACCAATTACAAACTCGTTTCGGTTCTGACTTTAAAGATGAAAACGGTAATCCTATCGTATTCGATGATAATGAAGAAGGTATTGCTGCTTATGTTGAAACAGTAGTTCAGAGTAGAGTTAAGGAAGCTCAAGCTGCTGCTATTAATAACTTATTTGAAACTTATCCTCAAGTAGAACAAGTTATTAATCATCTTAAACTCAATGGTAGTCTTGACGACTTCGTAGAAATACCTGATAGAAGTCAGATTACTGTTAGTAAAGATAACGAAGAACAACAAGCTACTTTTATTCGTGAAGAATGGAAACTTAGTGGTAAGAAAGGAGACGTAAACAAATTTATTGACTATTGTAAGAACGCTGGTATTCTTTATGATACTGCCGTTGAATCTAAAGAAGCTGTTGATAGCATATATGAATCTCGACTTGCTGAACAGAAAGCACAAGTAGAAGCTAAAGAAGCTGCTGCTGCTGCCGAAGAAAAAGCATATTGGGATAATGTAGAAAAGACTATTAGCAAAGGCGAACTATTAGGTTATAGTATTCCTGAACAAATCCAATGTAACAAAGATGGAAAGAAAGTAATGCTTAGTCGCAGAGACTTCTTGAAGTATGTGTCTACTCCTGTTGATAGTGAAGGTAATACAGCCTATATGTTAGACGAAGCTAAAGTTGATTCTGATGCTCGTATGCAGGATGATTTACTTAAAGCATTTCTAAGGTTTACTGGTGGCGATTATGCTAGTCTTGTTGGTATGGCTGTTAATAAACAAAAAGTTCTATCTATTAGAACTGCCGCAGCGCAAACTACTGGTAAAAGGACTGTTATTATCAATAGTAAAGGTAATAATTCTAAGACAGTTGATAATGACCAACTAGTCTTGAACTAACTAAATTAAAACTAATATGTACAGATTAAGAGAAGTCGAAAGAGGTAGATATGATGACAGAGGTTATTCTAATGAACAATCTCTTGCTGCCTTAATGATTCAAAAACCGGAGGAAATCAACAACTTCCTGACTTACACTTATGGTATGGAAGACGACCGATTCCCGCTAACTTTCCTTACTGAAGGACAAGGTGCTGCTGGTGTTCGTGACATTACTACTGTTGAGTGGACTTGGAAGACAATGGGTCGTCAGAGATTCAATGATTACATTGTTTGGGCTGACACTAGTGATACTACTCCTGGTATTGGTGGTAAACCTATTAAAGTTGAGTTTGCTACTGGTCTTATTATTGAACAGTATGGTTTGCTTGCTCCTGATGGTAAGACAGCTGTTCGTGTAATGCGTGACCACGGTGCAGGTAATCATGGTGGACATCTGTATTCTTTGCAGCTAAAGAATCCAGATAAGAGTGCTTATATTGACCCAGCTAACTTTGAGAAAGGTAAGTATTGGTGTATGTTAGCTCCGTCTATTCCTGAATCTTATTCTAAGGGTAACAAAACTAATGTTATGGGTCCTGGTGTTATGAAATCCCAGTTAGGATTCAAACGTTATAGCAAGGAAATTGCAGGTAACATTAGTAATGTTATTGTTAGTTATGCTTTCAAGACAAAAGGCGGTGGTACTGATACTCGTTGGATTAATGAAGAAATGCGTCAGTTCGATGTTCAGATGCGTATCTCTAATGAGATTGACTTATGGACATCTCGTTACAATCGTACTGTTAATGGTACTATTGATATGAAGGATTGGGATAATGACCAACCTATTCCTGAAACTGCCGGAATGTTTGAAATCCTAGAAGAATCTAACTACGATACTTATGGCGAATACTTGCCTCTTAGCAAGTTAAAAAGAACTATTGGTGATGTAGTTGATAAAGATACCGATACTGGTTCTATGGAGATTACTCTCTATTCAGGTAAAGGCGGTATCGAAGATTTCGACATGGCTATTCGTGAAGATGTTAAGACAGAAGGATTCATTACTCCGCTTGGAGAAAAGATGATTGGTGAAGAAGGTGGTGGTCTTACTTATGGTAAATACTTCCGTAAATATAAGACTATTGACGGACATACAGTTACTTGTGTTCATCTTCCGTTCTTGGATAAATCACCTATTGCTGAAACAGCAAAAGCTAATGGTCTTATTCATCCTCGTACAGGCTTACCTATGACATCTCACAAACTGATGTTCATTGACAACTCTGTATATAACGGAAATCGTAATGTTCGTATGGTACGTATGAAAGGTCAGTCTTACCTTGTTGGTGTATTAAAAGGTCTTACTCCTATTCCGCCATCTTGGGGTGCTGTTCCTAGTAATTCTATATCTACGGATATTGATAAATCTCAATATGAAGTTAAGATGTCTCGTGGTCTGCAAGTTGACAGACAAGAGAAGATGTTCATGTTGGAGTGTGTACTCTAAAGTTAAACAATTAAACTAAATTATAATGGAAGGACAAACATCAAAAACCGGTACATTCGGTAGTAGTCTAGCTAATCCAAATCCACAGCCTGCAAGTATTTCGCAGGCTAAAACTCCCGAAGCTCCTAAACAAACCTATGGACAAATTCTTAAAGAAGAAGATGGTTTAGACAAAGACTTTCTTGAAGAAAGATATATTGTAATAGCTCTTGCTACCGATATTACTATTAATTCTGTTTATCGTCAAGTTAATGCTAGATACATTGCTGAACGTCATGATAATATTGGTGGTAGTATTAATTCAGCTAGAGTCTTGACTAGCAACTATGAAGAAATGGCAGCTTATATGCCTTCTCTTATTGGCTGTTCTCCTAACGCACAAGAGTATGTTACTAGAGTTCAACGTTGGTTTAATAGTATATCTATTCCAGTTGACGGTGACGGAAAGAAACTCAACTGTTCGTTCCAATGGAGAAAGAAAAGAGATTATCTGAATTATAAAATAGATGAAACAGCTATCATAGAAGAATATGATAATGCCGAAAAGTCTAATCCTAAACAGTTGAAAGATGCTATTGCTAGATATGTCAATAAGATTAATGCTCTTGAATCTACTCGTTATAAATATGGACATCCTATTAAAGTAGATGATTATCTTGCATATCGTCATTGCCTATTATATCCGATTGTAGCTAAAGACGTATCTGTTATTAGTTTTGATTCTCGAATCAAGTTCTATATAAAAGATGAACAACGTGAAGCTAATCGTTTGAAACGTAGTCGTATTCAGGCTAACAAAGCAAGACGTAATTATCTTGATGCTATTGATAATGATGCTAAGTTCAAAGCTATCTTTGTATGCTATTGTGCAAGCAACAAACAAGATGTATTGTCTAACTTGTTACTTGACCGTACAATTCAAGAAAAGATTCTTGACGAGTTCGCAATTAAAGAGCCGGAGAAATTCAACAAACTGTTTAACAATTCACAAGTTGAACTTCAAGCGTTTATTGAAGAAGCTATCGCTAGAGGAGAACTAGTTCGTTCGGAAGTTAACCAAACTGTTCTAACTCCCGAAGGCGGATTCATTGGAGCTAACATGAAAGAAGCATTAGCTTATTTCAGTAATCCTGAAAATGCTGACTACAAAAGAGCACTTGAAACTAAACTTAAATTATAATAACTGGTTATTATGAAAGTAGAAGAGATACATAACGAGTTCATGCTTCTAGCTCAACAAATGGGCATGAAAACTGTGCGAGCAATACTTCCCGAACAGGTAGACGAAATAATCAATTTAGAGACTATCGAATATGTAAAAGATGTTTTCTCTCGTAAAGGTAATCATGAACTCGATGGTATCTCTGATAACGTTATAAGATTAACAGAACTTAGTCCTCTTCATACTAGTATTAAGATTGAAGCTGAACAAGGAGATATAATGTTTGGTACTGGTTATAAGATAGAGTTGAACGACTATCCAACACCCATGTTCTATACATCTGTTTACTCCTTTAAGGGGGATAAGTCTTATCGTTGTAGATTGATAGACTTAGACTTAGTGAGTGAAACGATGAACGATTATCATTCAAAGTCTATTGTTATAAGTCCTATATGTTATAAGACTGAATCTAATATTGAAGTAATTGCAACATTTGAAATAGATAGGTTCTTAGTTAATTATATTAAGTATCCTACTCTAATTAGTATTGCAACTAATACTACGAATGAACTATCAGATGTTGCTATGCACGAAGTTATTAAGAGGGCTGTTAATACCTTTAATGCTATCTCTAATAATAATAGTTATGAGAAAGTTTCAAACGAATTATCTAAATTAGAATAAAATGGAAAGACTGTTATTTGCAGGTAATGTTGCACTGGCTACTGCTCCCGCTACTCTTGCAGCTGTTAATGCTACTGGTATTGCAGAAGGTGCTGTTGCTCTTTACGACCATGAAGGTGCAATCATCTCGAAAGCTCTTACTAAGAACATTCCGATGTTTACCTTATTTGTTGGTGGTGGAGCATTTGCTAATAAGAGCAAGTATGCCAATATTGTATCTAATATTGATACTAGACGTTTCTCTTATGTTAAGAGTGTCTATACTGACGGAACTAAATTCAGTGCGGAAGTTACTGTTCCTACCCCCGTAGTAGGAAAGGACTATACGTTAACTATGGCTAAAGCTCATACTGTTCTTAATGAACGTTATAAGTGGTCAGCTAGTGAGCGTGCTCGCGAAGGCGATACTGCAGCTATTATTGCTGAGAAATTAGGTAACCAACTTAAATCTCTTGGTAAAAATGAAGGATTCACTGCTACTGTTTCTGTTGCTAAGATTACTGTAACTGGTATTGACTATGAAGCATGGAACTTGATTGCAGGCGATTCAATGTTCGGAGCTACTATTACTACTACTAAAGCTATGAAACCGATTAATGATGATGCTGCTCTTAAAGAGTTACAAATTCGTTGTATTGGTGCAGAAGGTATTAACTCTACTAGTAACGATGCTCGTAAGTTATATACTCTTCCAGAGTTTTCTAATGCTGGTGGTTGGACAGTATATACTCTGACCTTCTATCCACACCGTGACCTTCGTAGTGGTAGCACCGAAAATGTTAAGACTATAATTCATCTAGCTATTCCGACAGGAGCTGCACAAATTGCTACTCTTGACACAATCTTGGCTTCTATCAATACTCCGGCTGCGACAGGAGCTTAAAGCAAGGCTTAAAGAATAACTCGTAATAGTTTAAATAAAGGGGTTGCTATTAGTATTTAATATTAGTAGTAATCCCTTTAATCATAGATAGGGATGAAGGAAATTATCGAATCTGCTCTTAATCAAGGATTAAGTTCTCTAATAACAATTTCTATTTTCCTACTATTATACAAATGGTTGGATAATAAGAAAAAGACTGAAAGCGAAAAGTTTGTTAGTTCTATTAGTGATACTCTTGATGAAGTATCTAAATCATTATTACAAGTCTCGAC